CTTGCTGCTCTTATTGCAAATGCCGTTCGTGGAACCATGAAGGTGTGCGCCGTCAAATCACCCCGTTATGGTGAAGAAAGGCGCTCTATCATGAGAGATTTGGCTGCCTCGGTGGGTGCGACATTCCTTACTAGGGAAGATGGTTTGCTACTAAAAAACATTCAATTAAAGCACTTTGGTAGATCTAAGAGCGCCACGATTGGAAAGTATTCAACAACGGTTGTGGGAGGCTTAGGTGATGAGGAAACTATTGAAACAAGAATTGAATCAATTAAAAACGAAATTAAAGAAACGGAAGATTTACAAGCGTGTGAAAGGTTACAGGAACGCATTACTCGACTTGCTAGTGGTATTGCTGTTATTAAAGTGGGCGCTGCGACAGAAGTAGAAATGATTGAAAAGAAACATCGTATCGATGATGCCTTAGAAGCAGTACGTTCAGCACTAGAAGAAGGCATTCTCCCCGGTGGTGGTGTCGGTCTTATCCGTGCATCTATCGGTTTACATGTTCCGACTGATAACGAGGAACAAGCTTTGGGTGCTCGCATCATTCTTGATGCAGTTCAGGAACCACTGCGACAACTTTGTGCAAATTCAGGTGAATCAGCAGATTTAATTGTTAACGGAGTAATTAACAAGACACAAAATCAGGGGTACAACTTCCTTACAAGGGAGTACACTGATATGCTTGACGCGGGGATTACCGATCCTTGCAAAGTGACTCGGTGCGCCTTACAGAACGCTGTGTCCGCCGCATCAACATTGTTAACAATGAACTATGCGATTGTAGGAACAAAGGACTAATTAAAGCATGAGCACAGAAGTAGAACTAGTATCACTTATTCAAGAACTCAAAAGCACTCTCGAACGAATGTCCGAGAAGCAAGATGAGATGAACGCTGATATAAGACAAATAAAAGAGGCAGTTTATAATCCAGACTCCGGTTTATACGCTAGACTTCGTGCCCTTGAACAATGGAAAGAGTCCTATTCAAAAATAACATGGGCCGTCATAAGCTCAGTAATTGTTCTTGTAACTGCTACTATTTATCAAATGTTGATAACAGTTTGACAGAATAATTAAAGTGTGTTATATTATAATATAAACTCTGGAGGTAAATGTGAGAGTTAAAATATCATATTCCGTGGAACTCGACGAAGTTCCGGAACACATTGCAGAACTGATTGAAGAACAGGCAACGCAGTTATCTTTTTGTGATCACTTGTGCAACGAGATAGGTGAAATACTTCGGCAGCCTGATCCTCATGTAATAATCGCAGCAGAGAAAATAGACAAGGTTCGCTTGCAACTTGCGGCACTAGACACCAGACTAAGCGAATCTGTTGCTATTCTCAGCGGATATCATCAAGCCAAGGAAACACCGCAGCCCCCACCAAATGCGGTTCCCGCACAACAGGTTCCACCGCCTACTCCACCACAGGAAGACTAAAATGAATTGCTATAAAGAAGGGGATCTGATAAGGATCCCACAAAGCACATGGCTCTTTAACGAAGAATCATTACATAATAGCCTACTTTATCCCAAGCTAGTTACAAAGCAGCCTCACATAGGTTGTGTCCTTACAACTGCAAAAGCTGGTGAATTGTTAAAAGTATTTATCAAAAACGAATACTTTTTAGTGAAGTCTAAGGATGTATTCTTCGCAAAGGAGATGGCCGATGCTGGTTGAATTAACAAAGGTAGAGATAGTCGAAG